CAGAGAGTTTCTTGGAGGGGCGGGACATGCCACGCATACGCTTTGTTTGCCGCGTGCGTTGGACGATATTATGCAAGAACTCCGTCCACGAAATAGACGGCGGTGTCAGCATCCTACGGATAAGTTCCATCATATGTCCCGGAATAGTCCCGCGGGACTTCTGGTCCATACCCGAAATAGCAGACTTAATTAGTTCTTTGCCGTGTTCCTGCGCCTTATGCGTATCGCTCTCATCGGGATTTGCAGCGTTCCACCCCATATGACTTTTCATGGAGTTGACTAGCATTTCCAGTATTTTATGGTCTACCGGGTCGAGGTCACCGATTTCTTTCGCGAGTTCCTCGGGGCTCATGTTTGGTTCTGGCGCTTGGCTTTGTCCTTGACCCTTGCCCGAACCTTGCGGCGAACCCTGCCCGTCCCCGGACCCTTGCCCAGATCCATCTTGGCCTTCGCCGGGCGTGTCGCTTTCACCTTCGCCTTGCCCCGGCCCCTTTTCTTCGCTGTCACCCTGCCCTTGCTTGTCACTCTCGCCCGAACCGCCAGCTTGTTCGTCATCTTTCGACGGATCTGCTTCATTCGGTTTATTGATGGTGCTTTGTACTTTATCGTTTTTGTCTTTTAGTATCTGTTTCGCCAGTTTATACAACTGCTTTGGCGAGGCAGTAAGCCGCTTACTCAAGAGTTCCATGAGTAATCGATGATAATTCTCGTAGGACAAGTCAGCAGGTAACGGCGGGTCATACTTATCAGGCGTGACCCACTCACCAAGCGGCTTGTCTTTGTGTTTTATCTTGGGCCACGAGCGGGCCAGCAGCTCATTCGCAGCTAGATCGACTGCCAGGTTGCTTGTGATGTCGAACAACGCAACGTCGTCATCCGATGCAAAAATCTTGCGTAACGTCAGAGACCTGGGAATCTGCTCCAGCACTAAGTGCAGCACCTCGTGCTCGCAAGTCGCGCAGACTTCTTCGTAAGACACCGTAGCTGCGAAAATCGGATCGTAGATAAATATATAGCGTCCACGCTGTACGCTGACACCCATGGTGCCCATGCCGGGAATAGCGTAGCGGTCCATCAAATTGATGACACGTGCGTAGAAATTCTTGACTTGGTTACTCGTCAAGTACGTGAGTGCATCCGCTACTGAGTCCCGTCCCTTTGCTAACATCTCCTCGACGGTCAGTTTTTTATGTAACATAGCATTTTCTACACCTGTTCCCATCCCACGCCTCCTGCTATAATCATGGCATGCCAATTATCGACCAGTACAATGGTGATCCGGTCTACGCACACTTGCATGTGCTTACGCGTGATTTCCCCCTCGCTCGCGAAATGCTAAAAACAGCGTCATTTGATACCGCAAAAGTAGCCTCGGATAATCTACCGAGCACCGCCTTCGCGTGGGAAGACGAGAGACGCTTCCCAATACATACACGCGAGGATTGTATTGCTAGTATCTTTTACCGCAGTAAGGTCGGTTCTTTTGTACCTACGCACGTGGACGCTAAGCTGGAAACAGCGCGCACCGTGTACGGTATTGGCGAGTCGGTCTTTTCGCCCATGAAATGCGCGAGTGCTGCAGAAACGACCTACGCGCTGCCTGAGAGCAAGCGTCTACCTTTAGACAGTGCCACGCAGGTCAAGGTAGCTGAAGAAGTACTTCACCGTGATTACGATTTGATTACGCTCGAAAAGCGAGCTGATGCATTTAGTCGGCTGTATGAAGCAGCAAAAAAGCATAACGTAACGCTCCGTCCCTTTTCGTTGAAAATGGCAGGCGCTACGGTGAGTAATCCTGCGCTGATCCGTGATTGGCTTGAAGCGCGTGCAGATGCCACTACGGAACCTACACATAAAGTAGCTTTCGAAAAGCTCGCCAACGCTACGCACAAAATGCCCAACGTAATTGTAAACCGCCGCGACCTAGTAAAGCTCGCAGTGGTCATTGCAGAGCTCGATAAGACCGCAGGACTTACGAAGTTTTACGACCGTAAGATTCCCGACCCGCTGCAGACCGTGTTCAACACGGAAAAGGTAGCGGAAGATATGTGCGATGTGGCCGGCGTGCAAGTACCTTGTTCAGCGCTGATGCAGCTGCCCGAGGAAGTATGGCAGCAAGTAGACGCACCCGAGCTGGCGCAAGTTGCGCAATCCGGTGATCCTATGTCCTTCAAGCAAGTGTTCGAGACGCTGCCGCTTGATGTGAAATCTTCACTGCGTGATTACGTCACCAATGGGTGAGCACGACAAATTAGCGCGCGAAGCTTTGCGGCTCGATGAGACGTGCGCGAGTGCGTGCATGAAAGCCATGTTTTGCCTATTTGATAACGATTGGCTCAACTGGGAACCGCAGACTCTCTGGATTGAGCTGAATCATCAAAAAGTAGACGTGCCTATTGGCAACCGCTCGCAGATCATGGCCGCACGTTCTCTACTCACCACAGGGCGTTTTTGGTACGACGCGAATGCTTTCGAAGCAACGTGCATCGCGTTCAATAACGAGGAGCCTACGTACATGGGCGTAGAGGACGCGCCCGTGGTCTATATCAATTGGGCTGTATTCGAAGCTAATCTCATACATCAAGAGTATGAAAAAGAGACATTGGAATTCGACCGAGAGCCAATCAGTTATACAGCCGTACAGCTATACCGCGAAGGCTTTGCTATCGCACCGCCAACGCTCGAAATGGCTTCGGTAGAGCTAGCGAAGCTCCTTCCAAAGGGAGCTAAAGAATTAGCAGCTACCATGCATAAAGCCTGGGCGGACGCACCTAGAGGAAAAGCCCTGCTAGATGCGCCATACCCAGAAACTACTGAAGGTGTACAGCTCGCACGCCTCGCTGCCGTGCAAATTTATTTTGACAAGCGTCTTCAAATGCGCGAACGGCAAATCGCGCCTTTCAAGAACTGCTGATCAAACCATCGGATCAGTCTCAGTCACTATGTTCGAACTGATACGGTATTCGCGCATCGTGTCCATAATGAACTTCATTTTGCCTTTGTATTCTGGGATCTTTGCAAGGCTCTGGGACAAGCGACCGAGATATTTATCTCCGTCTGTACCCTTAGCTTTGCACTGGTCACCAAGGCTCGTTGTAAGCGTCTGCAACAACTCGTTTGGTAGGTCGTGCATAAACAGCGCCAACCTCGGAGCGACAATCGACGGCTCGGGCATCCAGCTGAATAACTCGATTGCTACGCCCTTGCTGACATCGCTGATAACGCTGGCGCGCGTCTTCTGCTTGTTCTCTTTCTCGACAAACTTCTTGGTGTCCTTGTCGATGGCGCAATTGAGAATAGCTGCAACACGGCCACGCACCGCAGAGCCGTACGTGTACTCGTTCAGTAATTCCATGAATTTCTCAGCTGCATGAGAACCAATCTGGCCCTCAACAAGTCGGCAGACAGCACCATCGGCGTAGTCTACACCGGCCTTCTTGGCGGCTTTCATAATGCCCGAGACCTTCTCCCAGTTTGAGGGACAGGCAAAGGCTTTGCCCGCATCACGCGCGCCTACGTCGTAGAGGTATGTGCTCGCAGCCTTGATAAACGCAGGTACCAGCGGATGCCAACCCGCTGCTTTTGTGTGCTCCAAGAAGGCCTGCAGGTCGTGCACACAGTACACGAAATTCAGACGCTTTCGGATAGCATGATCTTTTTCGGCTTCATTGACCAAGTAGCTGCCATCGCTGGGATTCATCGCAGCAACTACCAAGACATTGGGGTGCAACTGAAAGTTGTGCACCCTGCGTTCATCTGTGAGCGTGAATAACGCGTTGACCATGGCCTTATCGCCGCGATTCCACTCGTCAAGAAACAGCACAGCGCAGCCCTTTTGCTCCGCCTGGGTATTGAGGTCATGCATCCACTGCGGCGGTACGAAGTCGAAGGTATCGCCCTTTTCAGTGAACATGATCATGGACACTTCCTCTTGCGACATGTGTCCAAAATTGAGCGGATACATAAACCCGCCCTTTTCTTTACACCATTGGTGTACGATCGGAGTCTTACCGATTCCTGTTTCGCCAACCAAGCACACGGTGAGCTTCTTTTGCATAGCCCACACAATGTTGAGGATTTTTGGTATCTGCCCCATGCCCGTAGGTCCAATACCGAGCTTTTCCCAAGGTTGCGTGATATCTTTCTTATCAGCCATAAATTCCTACCGTAGGTTCAACAGTCAATGACGGACGTTCCAGATTTATCGATACGGCGGTCAGAGTGGGTTACTACTCTTTTGCATCTTGACGGAAAACCGTTCTCGCTTGAGCATTTCCCGTTCTATCGACACGTCTACAATAACATATACCCTGCAATGCTATTGAAGACCGCGCGACAGGTTGCAAAGAGCACCACACTCGCAAACTTCTTGATCATGGAAGCGTGTAGCACGCCCCACTGGAAGAGTTTTTTCATAGCACCTAGTCAGGAACAAACGACTAAGTTTTCACAAACACGTGTCGGGAAGACTATATTTTATTCTCCTGATATTAGACAACGCTGGGTTTCCAAGGAACTGTCTAGCCGTGTGTATCAGAAAATGTTTACCAACGGATCTGAGTTGGCTTTTTCGTATGCGAGTGATGACCCTGACCGTGCACGCGGTGTATCTGCAGATCGCGTAGCTTACGATGAGGTGCAAGATATTCTATATGACGAGGTAATTCCCGTTATTAACGAATGTATGGCTAACTCGGATTACGCGTACGAGACGTACTGCGGCACGCCTAAATCAATGGAGAACACCATTGAGCAGCTGTGGCAGTGGAGTACGCAGACCGAGTGGGTTGTTAAATGCCAAGGCTGTAATACCCACCAATTCTTTGTTGATGAAAAGTGCCTGGGTAAACTAGGGCCCATATGTTTGAAATGCGGTAAATACCTCAACGTACGTATTGGTGAATGGGTGGACATGCACGTCTACCCTAAAGGATTTGAAGGCAAGCGCATCAAGGGCTTTCACGTACCACAGGTAATCCTACCTAAAAACGTGCCCCTTTCGATGCCTACAGATCAAAAGAACCAGGACGTTGCGTATAGCCGTTGGAAACGTATTCTCGACAAGCACACTGTCTACCCACCGTCGAAATTTAAAAACGAGGTGATGGGTACATCTGATGCTATCGGTACTCGCCTGCTGTCTAAAGAAGAATTAGAGAGCATGTGTGAGGAATACGAAATCCAAGAATACCCTACGCACAATTTGCTAATGTCCGATGTTCGCAGCGTAGTAGCCGGCGTAGATTGGTCTGGGGGAGGACAAAACGCTACGTCACGCACAGTATTGTGGGTATGGGGCGTTACCAGCGGAAACACTGAGCACAATTTCAAACTGCGTACGCTTTACTTTAAAATATACCCAGAAACTAATCCCATTTCAGGCGGTGTCATCGATCACATTGTAGATATCTGCAATCGATTCAACGTCTCGTTGATCATCGGCGATGCCGGCGAAGGTGCGCTCGCCAACTCCAATTTACGAGAACGTCTCGGGCCGCATCGCGCTATGCAGGTGCAGTATCGAGGAACTGCGAGCGGTGGCGGAGGCGGTAATTCGCGTCCATTTTACTGGAATAGAACAGATCGCTTTATGGCCGAGCGTACGACTATGATCGATCACTATTTTATGTATTTGAAACGACGCGGCGTTATATTCCCAAACCTACGCAGTATGCAGATTCCAATTAAAGACCTGCTAAATGAATACGAAGAAGTCACGTTGCAGGGCCGCAAGGTGTGGCGGCACGCACCGTCACAACCCGACGACTGTCTCCACGGACAAATATTCGGCTGGATGGCCGCTAAGTTTATGTCGATGGACCCGATGTTTACGTACAACGGGGCTTAGAGCCGAGCAGCAACTCACAGATTACTCGGTGCCTGGCTACACCTACTGCATGGGCGGGGGAACAGGTTAGGAACCCGCGGCGCCACGCCAGCATTGTAACGAGTACCTGCAACTAGGAGGAAACAGGGATAATCTAGAGTTGCTGCTCTATCTACTTGTACCAGAAATGTGCTCGGTTTACGACCCGTCGTTTGTCAATTCGGGCGTCGTAACGAAGGGTACGAGAGGGCGTAGTTGGTATTTGTACATGCGATTCTGGATTAGAAATTTAGGGTATGCTGCGAGCAGCAATTCGCTCGGAGCCTGCCACGAGCGTATAGC